ATAATCAGCGCCACCATTCAGTTTAAATACATTGTTCTTTGTATATACAACATCAGGGTCAATACTAAAGAAAGTTCGGAAGAACTGCTGAATAGAAAATTTGGTACCTTTTGAGCGATATAATGTATTTGAAAACTTAGCGGCATCTCTTTTGTTAGCAAACCCCTCAAAGTATGACTGACCTAAAAGAAGTTCGTCTTCAATGTAAGATAGTAGATTTACATCAACTTGAGTAATGTCACGAGAATAGAAGAGGTCATTTACCAGACGAGACGGAGCGTCATCACCATCCTCAAAATGATAATACTCTTCAAGAAGAGATAACAGTTTTGGATAATCCGTCGCAAAGAAGCCAGGTAGAATCTGGTCATGCTTATAGTCAGGAAAGGCAATGTCTCTCCTGTTTAAGTCTCTCAGAGTATCGTCTGTCTTATGACTCATTAGTTTGTAATACCTGGCGCTACTTCAACAATACTCACACTAGAGATTTGATTATCGTGTTCAACAATATCACCTCTGAGTGGACTGATTGCTGTCTGATTTGCGGGAGTCGCACTTACTTTAATATTTGTAGTGCCACTTTGAAGTGCATCAACTTGAAGACCGACGATGTTTACGGTATCACCAGCATAGTCACCAACATTGTCAATGATTACACTATTGTCGGTCTGATTAAATACTTCAAGTTTGTTTGAATTTAGTTTGTTACGAATAATACATACTTTGTTTCTGTATGTAAATGAAGACGACTTAATACGATATGTTACATCGTCAGGTGCGGCAATTGGAGCCGCAAAGCGAATAGTATGCGCTTGAATAGCAGTCAATGTAGGAACAAATCGTCTCTGCATTTTTATGTTCGCACGAGACGAAAGAATTGCAGGCGATACATCGTCAATCAGAGTAAGCAGATTTGAGCGCCTAAACGATTGATTAAACCTACCTGTCTTATCAGAGAAGTAATTATTCACTACGGTCGTCACATTATCTTTAATTGTATTTGCAGAAAGCGTTGTCAAGTTTGGATTGAACTGAAAGAATATCTCGGTTTCAATAAATGTTTTTACCGGGTCTTCAAACTTCAATGTAAATGACGCTACGGCTAACTGGTCAGCCAAGTCTTGAATCGCTGTCTTCGTTGTCAAAATGCGTGAAGCAGATACATCATCATTAAACAGAATAGAAAGAAATACTGTGCCAAACTCTGGTTCAAGTGCATCTTGTCCACCAAAAGATTGAATGTCCTTGATTAAAGACGAGAAGTTTTTCAGAGCAAGAGCCGAGTAATCAGATGCAGTAACCATTCGATTTTGAGAAGCATATCTAAATGGCGCATTCTTACGCATTGACGCAAGAGTTTCTTTTTCTGAACCAGAAATTGAGCGTGATTGTGTAGTAACATTTAAATCATAACTAACCAAGTTTACTGTAACACCGGTTTGTGGTGTAAATGTCTGTGCTAAATTTGCATCTTCACCCGAACTTGATAGATAAGACACAACAACTTTATTACCTGCTTGAGGAACTTGACCTAAAGTATTGCCGTCACCAAAAGTTAATTCGTAGAAACCATTAGGAGATTCTTTTAAGATATACAGCGTAGAGTTTGAGTTGATTGTTACAGCATCATTAATATTTGTGTATGTTGCAAATGTGGAACTTGATGCTGATTGATATACTCTGACAACGGCAGTTGAAGTATCAATAGTGGTATCAGGAATGATGTAAACGTTTTCTTCTTCGCTGGAACCAATCAAAAATGTTTTAGTTCTTGCTGTGCCTTCTTTAATTGAAATCAGATTAGAGCCTAAAGCGTCTTTAAACTCATAAACTCCGGTGCCGTCATCTGTTGCTGTGATATCTTCTGTTGTTTGAAACACATAGTCAACATCATCAACCGTGGTGTTAAACTTGAAACCATCATTAATTTGAATTGTCGATGGACGACCAGCAACACTCGAAAGATTAAGCGACAGTTTTACATCTGCTACAGACGAAGTAGTTGATTTTGGAATATAACCAATACCTTCTGCAAGAGATACAACAGAAGACCTCAGTTGAGCGGTACCAAGATATGATTCGTTCAGAGCAAAGTTAGCAATCAAACCATTATAATGAGTGTTATAAGCCAACACATCAAGAATATTCGACAAACCTGAGGCTTCGAAGTTGTAGTCAGAAAACTCATCTTGTTCAGCAAGAAATGTTTTTAGATTGTTTTTAATAGCATCGATGTCTAATGCTGTTGATTTAATTGTTGTAGCCATTTATCTTAACCTCGATAGTGTTGTTGTGAACTCAACTATCTCCTGTGTGTTTACAACTTGAAAAGTAAGTGTAACTTGTATTGAATTATTATCTGGCAGAACAGCAATATCAATGTTCAAGACTTCTGCCCGTGGTTCGTATCTTTCTATGTTACTTATAATTTGTTCTTTGATATATGGGGATACAATATCACCATAAGCAAGTTCGAAGAGTTGGCTACCAAGATTGACACCAAAGTCTGGTGCAAATGGTTTCTCTAGAAAGTCCGTTAGAATAAGTGTCTTAATCGCCTGCTTTACAGCCGCCGCGTCAGTCTTCTTGAAGATTTCACCGCTTGTAGGTTTTGCAGTAAAAGTCAAGTCGATGTCCGTATACTGTCGATTACGAGATGTCGTAATCGTTGCTGTCTGTAAGTTAGTATCTTCTAATGCGAATGCTCTTCTTGCCATAATTCTATTTATATCAGTTTTCTAGTATTTCTATGAGTTCGTTGTTTTTTTGTAGTTGGTTGTTGAATACTGTCTGAATTTCTTTATTAAATCTTGCATCAAACGATTCAGGAACATTTGGAAACTCAAGACCAATCTGTGCTGTCAGACTTCCATCTGGATTATATGTGTCATAATCTAATGTCAATTGCTCATAATTGATATTATCTTTCCAGAACTCAGCGACATCGAATGTCTTCTCAAAGTCGATATTACCCTCTCTGTCGATGACTTGATAGTAGCACAAGCGACCATTATACTTCTTTTCTGTTACACTGTCAAGAGATTCTAAACCGCCAGGTCTATAGAGACCTTCGCTTACAACAAGTCTCACATCATTGAAGTGGGTTGTGTTGCCATTGATTGTGCGAATTGCTTCTGCGTGAAGATATAGATTTCGTGCAATCTGAAATCTCTCTGCATTTGTCGAGATGTGATTTAGTGGTGTTCTGTCACCATAGGCTCCAAGAAACTTAGCAATCGTCACACCAGGTGCCAATCTAGTTGCTGAACTAATCGAGTCCTGAAAGTTCGGGTTATATACTGGGTCAACAAGAATAATCATTTAAATCTCTTACCTCTATTTTCAATCGCATTACCAATCGGAGTAAATCCAAAGCGACCCTTAGGTGCTTTACCAACACTCCTACCAATTTTAGGTGGCGTAACTGTATTATATGTCTGGCTCAATCTGCCTTCTGCTACAAGTCTACCACCAATCGAGCGATTACCACTTGAGCGGAATGAAGAGCGTATCTCTTGTGTAGACGGACGCTTATCAAAGATGCCGTTATAGTCATCAACAAATGTAATCTGATTTGCGAGGTCATCAGCAACCTTTACATTCTTAATCGAATATGTGCCAGCCATTGTATGACCCGCAACGATAGGAATTGTGATAGGTGGACCTGATGGAGGAATCGGAACGGCTTTAGGAGTAACAGGAAAACCAAAGCCGCCAGCACCCAGAGACCCAGCGGTACCTGCTGTCAATGCTGAGAATGCATTATTGGATAAGATTGCTTCGAGTGACTGACCCAGAAGATTACCATAGAAGGTAGCGCCTGAAGCGAATGGAACAGGACCAAGAGGACCCATATATGCTTTACCAGTAAAGTCAACAAACTGTCCGCCAATCGCACCACTCGCTCCCATGACAGACACTTTTGCCGCACCTGTGATGTTTGTATTCGTAGCCGTTACAGCAAACTCTTTCTTACCCGTTACAAGAATAGCATTATCGCCATGAATACCGATATCACCTTCTGCTAGTTGCTCGTAGTCTTTCTTCGTAACAATTCTGTAGTCATCAAACTGCATGTCTGTTCTACGACCGACTGTGCGATTACTTCTGCTACCCGACACTTCGTTGATATGGTTACCAAGAA